TAAAGATACAAATAGGGGATTAATATCGCGTTTACACGATCAGCAGATGGCATAGCCAAAAAGGCAAAAACTAATGTTCAAGTTGTCCCCAATAGTGGCGCTGCCCAAAAAGAAATGATGGGCGGAAAAGGTAAGGGTAAGGGTAAAACCAACTCTGACATGAAGACTATGGGCCGTGGTTTGGCTAAAATTGCAGCACAGAAGCGAGGCTAATCATGGCTACATTCAGCAAAAAAATGATGGGCAAAGAAGTTGGCGATGCCAAGGTCTACGCCACACCACACACTATGACGGGTAAAGTTGTTAAAGCTTCCGACAATCCCGGTTCCGGCCCTGACCACAGCGATGCCAATACAGTCAATATGTCTGTAGGTAATGTCAATCGTCGCGCACAGCCAGCAGCTAAAACGTCCGGCATCAAAATGCGTGGCGCAGGCGCGGCTACCAAAGGCGTTATGTCAAGAGGCCCGATGGCATGAACTACACGCAGCTTGTCACTGAGGTAAGCAACTACTGCGAGAACTCATTTCCAACTGACGACATGAATACATTCATCCGTCAAGCGGAGCAGCGCATCTATAACACTGCGCAGCCCGCTAACTTGCGGAAGAACGTGACAGGCTCATTGAGTGCGGGCAACAAGTATCTTGGCTGCCCAGCAGATTTCTTGTCGGTGTATAGCTTGGCTATATACCCGGCTTCAGGCACGGGTGATTTCTTGTTCTTGTTGAACAAGGATGTGAACTTCATGCGTGAGGCATATCCAAATCCGGCAACGCAAGGTAAGCCAAAGCACTACGCTTTGTTTGGCCCTCAGTCCAATGACATCAATGAGTTGACATTCATTGTTGGCCCGACACCCAATTCTGGGTACATGGCAGAGTTGCATTACTACTACTACCCCGAGTCTATTGTTACCGCCGGTACTACATGGCTTGGCGATAACTTTGACTCTGTATTGTTGTACGGAACTATTTGCGAAGCCTTGGTCTACATGAAGGGCGAAGCCGATATGATCACGGTTGCCAATGAGCGTTATGTTCAAGGAATTGCTTTGTATAAAAATCTGGCTGACGGTAAACAGCGTGGTGATGCTTATCGTGATGGTCAAGTAAGAACGGCGGTAGCATGAGTATTCTTCAAACAGCAACCACAAGTTTTAAGATTGAACTGCTTCAGGCGGTTCATAACTTTGGCCCGACAACGCCCAATACGTTTAAAGTCGCTTTGTACACGGCGGCGGCAGACCTTGGCTCGTCTACAACCATCTACTCAACAACCAATGAAGTAGTGGGCACAGGCTACACGGCAGGCGGAAATACGTTGGTTATTTCCACGTCGCCAACGGCTGCAAACAATACGGCAAGTGTTCCTACCGCCTACATTTCATTCAACAACACAAGTTGGACAAGTGCCACGTTTACTGCCCGCGCAGCCTTAATTTATAACGTTACTCAGGGCAACAAGTCCGTAGCCGTGTTGGATTTTGGTTCAGACAAAACAGTAAACAACGACACGTTCCAAATCATCTTCCCAACTCCCGATGCCAACAGCGCCATCGTGCGTATCTCTTAAGGACATATCATGGAATTCAGTTCAGCAAAAGACCAAGTGTCTGCAACATTAGTTACCCGGCCAGACCTCGGTGAAACCGTTGGTGCTGGGGGTGTTTACACAGTTGAGTGTGTAGGCCCAGATGGTCAAGTTAAATGGGCAGATTCATTTCACAACCTTGTGATGAACGGCGGTTTGGCTAATATGAACGGAGCATACCTTGCTGGTAGCGCCCAATCTACAACTTGGTACTTGGGTTTGGTTACCGGCCCCGGTTCAGGTACAACGTTTGCCGCAGCCGACACACTAGCTTCGCACGCAGGTTGGACTGAAAGCACAGCGTACACAGGCAACCGCAAAGCGGTAACGTTTGGCGCAGCCACTACAGCCAATCCTTCAGTGATTACCAACTCTGCCGCGCCTTCTTCGTTTTCTATGAATGCCACGGCTACTATTGCTGGCGCTTTCTTGTGCAACGTTGACACGGGCACTTCAGGCGTTTTGTTCTCTGCCGGTGATTTCACTGGTGGCGACAAGTCCGTAGCATCTGGCGACACATTAAACGTTACTTACACATTCTCTCTGACCGCGACCTAATAAGGTATGTTCGGGGATGTAACGTTTGCACAAGCGCCGTTTGCCTCTCAAGGGGGCAACACGTTTGCTGTCGCCATCTCCGAAACAGGCTCAGGCGTTGACGCGGTAGATGCTATATTTACTGCGGGCGGATTGATTGACGAGAACGTATCTGCATTAGATTCACAGTCAGTTTTAGCCACTTTTGTGGGTTTAAACGAAGAGTTTGCATTTGGTATAGACATTGTAGATACGCTAAATAACACATTTAACGTAACAATCCCAGAGGCTGCAAGTGGCTTAGACGGCATTTCCGCAGTTGGCACATACCCCGGAAGCATTGTTGAAGCATCTTCTGGCGTTGATTCTGTATCAGTGCAGACCAACTTTGCGGGTAGTATTGCTGAAGCCGTTAGTGCTGTGGATGCAATTATTGCCAATGCAATCTTCCAAGCAAGCATTTCTGAGGCCGGATCGGGCATAGATTCCGTAGCAGCGCAGGTTGACTTTGCCGCTGCCATGAGTGAGTCTGTGTCTGCTAGCGCAGTGTTTATATCCCAAGTTGACTTTGTTGCCGCCATTCAAGAGGCGGTAAGTGGTTTAGATGAAAACACCGTTGCCGCTACTTTTGTGGCCGCCGTAGCGGAAGCCGCATCTGGCGTAGATACTGTTCAGGGTGGTTTGCTTATTCAAGTGGCTATTGCAGAGGCTGTATCTGCCGCTGACACGTTTGCATCTCAGGTAATTTTTGCCGGTAGCATCCAAGAATTTGCCTCCGGTATTGACACGCTTGGCGTATTAAAAATATTGAATGTATACCCACAAGGTATACAGTTGCTTGTTTCAATTAATAACGTGCTTGTTTGGGCTGTAATAGATGACAGCCAGAACGCAAACTGGCAAAATATCAACAACGCGCAAGGTTCAGGTTGGACTGTAATTTCTAACCCCTCAATACCCGGTTGGAACGACCTACCGTCGTAAGGATTAAAAATGGCTTTAGTTTTAAAAGATCGGGTCAAAGAAACCTCTACTACAGCGGGTACGGGCACACTAACACTTGCCGGGGCGGTATCAGGGTTTCAATCTTTTGCCGCCGTAGGTAACGGCAACACAACGTACTACGCCATTGCAGACTCAATCACGGGCGATTGGGAAGTGGGCATTGGTACGTACACTTCTTCAGGTACAACGCTGTCTCGTACAACGGTGCTATCGTCAAGCAATGGCGGTGCCTTGGTGTCTTTTGCCGCCAATCCAAAAGATGTTTTTGTTACGTACCCATCGGAGAAGTCTGTCTATGAAGACGCTTCCAACGTAGTCAATGCTACGTCGTTTGGCGCAATTACAGCCACCTCTGCGGCACTGACCACCGGCACAATTACCACGGCTCCTGTTAACAACACAGACATTGTTAACAAAGAATACGCTGACGCTATTGCATCGGGCATCCACTTCCACGAAGCGGTGAATTTGGCAACTACCGCAGCACTGCCAGCCAACACATACAACAACGGAACTTCTGGGGTAGGGGCAACGCTTACAGGAAATGCCAACGGCGCTCTGTCAGTGGACTCAACGCTTACTGTTGTTTCAGAAAGAATCTTAGTCAAAAACGAAGCAGCCGGCGCAAATAACGGTGTTTACACGGTTACACAGGTTGGCTCCGCTGGAACGCCTTACATCCTGACTCGCGCTACAGACTTTGATTCCGTTGGAACCGGAGTTAATCAGATTGACGAAGGCGACTTCTTCTTAGTGACTAGCGGCACGGCTAACGTCAATACCGCTTGGGTGCAGCAGACTCCCCCTCCTATTACCATTGGTACAACAGCCCTTGTTTTCCAGCAGTTCTCTGCACCCATCACCTACACGGCGGGCACAGGACTAACCGAGTCTCCAACGTACACATTTAATATTGGCACCACAGGTGTAACGGCCACCACATACGGTTCCGCTTCTCAAGTCCCCGTGTTTGCGGTTAACGCACAAGGTCAGCTTACTTCTGTAACTAACACAGCTATTGCAATCAACGGCTCGGCTGTGTCTGGCAACATCTCTGGCTCTGCTGGTTCTGTAGCTAACGCACTAACTCTTGGCACGTACCTTACCGGAACAAGCTACAACGGCTCAAGCGCAGTTACTGCGGCAGTGGATGCTACGTCTACTAACACCGTGTCAAAAGTGGTAGCACGAGACTCTTCTGGCAACTTTGCCGCCGGTACAATCACAGCAGCCTTGTCCGGCAATGCAACCACAGCAACCACAGCCACAAACACCGCTGGCGGTGCGGCCAATCAGATTTCCTACAACACAGCGGCAGGGACAACGTCTTACATTGTTGCCCCTACGGTGGCAGGCACGTACCTCAACTGGAATGGCTCTGCGTTTGCGTACTCTGCGCTGTCTTTGC